TATAACCACCATTTCCATTGTCTGCTTTAGTGCCACCGCTTGCGCTGTCCCACATGATTGTATCATTGAACCAAAGTTGTTCAATGTCTGTTACTTCACCTTCACACATTGCTATTACCATGTTTAGATGCGTAGTGTATCTTACTTCTGTATCATTGGGTGCAGCTGGATCTGGAACATACACTTCTTGGATAAGACCTGCTCCATCACTTGCTTCAACATACACACGTGTTCCACCTATACGCTGTCTTCCGTACAATGGATAAATTGGATCATTGTTTGATTGTTTGTTTACCAGAACATTACTACGTGCGGCTCTTGCTTGAGCTTCTTGTTTCTTCTGTGCTTTGCGTTGTTGATTGTAACTATAAAGACTAACCAACATCTTAATAATAAACTTTGTGAAAGGATCAAGTCCCATTTAAATTCTCCATATAGTATGTTCAAACATTGTTTCCAATGGATACCTTCTTAAACCTTTGGAGTCATCTTCTATGCCCCATGCTTGTTCCATTAACACTAGATACGCACTAAAAAAGAATCTGTTGTGTTTTACCATAACAATATCACCATCATGTACTTTCTCATCATGTATTTGGGTGTAGCCGTTATCTGAGAACCATTTTTCAAGACTTATCTCTTTAGCAACTCTAATAGCACCCTTTAAGTCATTGTATTTATTGTAAATTTGTTTAACTGTGTTTGTGCCAAATCTAAGATCATGCCATTCCATGCCAATTGTGCAACAGTCATTTTTACCACGCACCCATGGTTGGTTTTGCTTTTCAGCAACAAACATTGCTAACTTGAGGGTTGACTCTTTGTCCATTTATACATCCTCTTTCCAGACAACTTCCTTCTGAATATCAACTGCATAATCAAATCCTAAGTCTGCTGGAAAGAATTCCTGTTGACTCTTACTGTTTGTATATCTAGTTGATACTCTATCAAAGTCTGTCCAATGACTACTAATATCAATGCTTGCTTGTGTTGATTCACCTTGGTTATCATACACTGCACTTATGTTATTAATGTAACCCTTGAATAGCACAATTGTGTGTGCTACTTTATTCTGTTGCATAAATGCTCTGTATATAGTTACTGGCTTGTCCATGTACTGCAATGTTTGTATTGTTTCTAATACACTTTCATTGCCTTGCATGTCAACAATGCCAGCTAGAGCAATACTGATCTTTTCAATACTAAAGTTTGCATTGTCAACATACTCACTAATTTTAAGTAGGCCGCCTGCTGCTACGTAGGTGTTGCCATCTGTTAGTGTTAAGTTATAAGGTGCTTGTGTGTAATAATAATTATGTGTTGCATCAATGTTAACACTGACACAATCATAATATTCAATTACTTCACTTGCTACAATCTCTTCTAATGTGCTCATGATTTGAATCCATCCAAGTCAAAGCTTACATTCATTCTGTAGTATCCATCAGTACCAACTGTGTATTCAAAATCATCACTGCTTAATGTAACAATACAACTATATGGGTTTTTATAAACTGTATGTCCTTTAGATAGATCAGTTGTAACTGGCATTGCAACTCTAATCTTTGCTTCACCGTATACGTTTGATTCTACTGTGTTTATTACTGTATGCAATGCGCCATTTTGGTTATTACCAAATATTGGTACTTCACCTCTTATAAATGCGTTTGCTTCATTACTTGCAAAGCCTTCTGTTAATAATAACGTATCACCAATTGCGGTATTACCAAGTGTCCATGTTGTGTCAGTTGTGTTAGTTGATGCATGCCACTCACTCCATATAATAGGGTTTTTGTCTTGGTCCTGTAATACAAAGTAGAACGGTGTTGCTTGTCCACGTGCTGCTTGCGCAATTGCATGGAACTTCTGGAAGTCTTCATGTGACATAGGTGGATATTCAACATCCAATGTCCACTTACTAAATCCACTTGCACGTGTATACTTAACACCATTTTGGCTTTTGTTTACTATGCTTGGTGTGTTTAGATTAATAACAGCATTGCTTGGTGTTACGTGATGTGGCCATTGTTTTCTAGTATCAAATCCAGTTGTTGTCCATTCATCATCTGTGTCAAATACATCTTCTGCTGCTGCTATTTCTAATGGTGTTTCACTACTAGGAACATACTCACTTGGTCTCTGTGCCATTGGATGAGCAAATGTTCTGTTCTCTGTTGTGTTGTATACACCACCATATCTATTAGATCCACCTGTGTATGTTACTTGTGCTGTAGCATTTAATCCTGCGTCAACTTGTCCTGCTTCAATCTCACCTAAGCTTGAAAATGGAGTAGCAACTTCACCTGCAAAGAATGCATCAGTTCCCCAGCCAACTCCGTCTGTAGTAACATTGTAATAATCTTTATACTGAAAGGTTTGTGTAGCTGGTATAAGAACAGTTGGTATGGATTGTCTCTGGTATGGGTTGTTGCTGACATCTAATTCAAGTAAACGGAATATACTACTATTTGCTAGTGCTATTGTGTATGGTGTAAATACGTTACTAATCATGTCATCATCTGCTAGCAACATAGCCAAGTTAACAACTTGTATAGTATAGTCAAATGTACCAGTTGACTGACTTGGAGTAATAGTTGCTGGTATGTCCAGTTCACGGTCAATATATAATACAACAACACCGCTTTCTATTCTAGCAAAAAACTCTGCTTTGTAATCTAATGTAGTGCTTAATGCTCCATTTACTAAGTTATTTGTTAGTGTTAATCCAGGAGCTGAACCAGCGTCTGTTACTGTAACTGTTACTCTAACAAATGACCAAGTACCCTCTAATATTCTTTTAGATTCTGTATCAAAGTCATCTGGATCACCAGTTATACCAATTGTACTTCCTGCTGGTGTTGAACTATAAGTTATAGCTGGACCCCAATAGTTTTCAGTTAGTGTTGCTAGTGTAGTTAATCCTGCATCTGTGTATGGTTCAATTGTGTACGGGCCATGCATATTGCAATAGAAGTCTGTGCTAGTACTGTTTATTGTTCCAGTGTCATGTGCTTCACTTAATGTGTTTGAAAGTTTAATAAGATCACTGTCAACAAATGCTGAGCTGTTAACTAATCTTATCTTACACCCAGGCACGCCCAGTGTTTCATCATATCTGTGCATAAATTCAACTGCTCCATAATGTATCTCAGGTGGATACTTAGGATTGCCACTGCTGTATGTTTCTTTGATTGAAGTGTCAGTTAGATAATCCATGTACGGAGTTCTGATATAACCTTCTTGATCATAACGGGCTTCAATTGGTGCATCTGCATGTGCTTTCCATCTATGATCTACACAATCATATTTTGAATACATTCTACCACCAACTATACTTGTGCTTAAATTTGTAACTATCATTTCTGGTATAGTTTCAAACGTTTGTGTAACTAATGGATTAAGCCACATTGCATGTCTTGAGATGTTTGGACTAGCAGTATTTTGATATGATTCATACCATGTGCCTATATCAGTCATTAGTCCATCTACTGTAGACGTTGGGACAGTTGCTGTGCCCCAATCATGATATGTTCCGTCTTTAAGCTCCTTGATGCGCTTTTGGAATCCTACTGTGTCATTTCCTAAGTAATCAGGATTAATGTAAAATGGATTGTCTGGGTATGTAAATATTGCTTTCATGCTTAATAGATTCCTTGTTTGCCGCGTCTGTTGTAAGCATTTTGTATAATGCCTTCAATCTGTTTCTTGTTGTTTAACAGGAACTCAGTACCTGTTTGAGTATCAATTGCTTGTATAGTTATATTTACCGCTGGCGCTGAATCACCAGATCCACCAAAGCTATCTTCATTGCTGTGGATTCTAGCTGGTCCTGTTATAATCTCTGGACCACGTTCACCTGCTATACCAAACTTGCCTGCGCCTAGTGTGCCGCCATCTGCAAAGAAGCCTCCAAAGAAGTCCATTACGCTACTGCCAATGCCACCTAGTGCATCACCAATTCCGCCAAATCCACCAAATATGCTACCTATATCAAATCCACCAAAGCTAGTTCCAAACTCACCACTTCCCTTACCAAAGATGTTACCCATAATATCAGACAACATGTTTCCACCATTTAGTGTATCTTTTAATAAGTCTTTAAGTGTGTCTTTCCAAAGTCCTGCAAATGTATCAAAGCTTAGGTTTCCGTCTACAAGTCCATCTACTAGTGTGTCATTGAAACTCTTGTTGAAGTCAGCAATATAATCATTCATCTTCTCAAAGTCTGATTTTATCTTGTCTGCTAAACTACCACTTGAGTCTTTCATCTTGTCTACAGAGCCTGCCATTGTTGCCTGTAGTCTTTCATAATCAGTTGCAATGCTTTCAGTTGACTTCTTAGTACCTGCTACAATTACTTTGTCCATTTCTGCAAATGATGCAATCATTGCGTCTCTAATATCTGGTCCAATTGAGTTCTTATACATTACTTCTGCTAACCAGTCCCAGGCTTCTACAACCTTGCCAACTGTGTTCTCACTAAATGCAGTTATCTTCTTACCCATTTCATCAAACACTTCAACTATAGCATCTTTAATACCAATTGCTACTTCTTTGATTTTATTCATACCATCAATAAAGCCATCAATAAAGCCAGTGTATATAGTGTCAAAGAATGTAGTAATAGTTGTTCCTATACTGTCAATGCTATCAGACACATTTTTTGTAAATGTTTCCCAAGGCATACCTAGTAGTAATGTACTCCATCCACCCATTGATTCTACAAAGTCATCTATCATTGTAAGTGCTGGCTTTAACAACGCCCAAGCTGCAACTATACCAACAATAACTGCTGCAAACGGATTCAATAACAACATAGCAACACCAACTGCTGTAACAGCAAGAGCTATTTGTGCTAATAATGGATTTTGTTCATGTAACTTAATAATACCATCTGCTGCAAAGCCTACTAATTCTTTGAATGATTCCCATGCTGGAATTATTACTGTATCAAGTAGAATACCTAACGCATCAAATACTGGCTTTAACTTAGCCATTGCTTCTTTGAATCTGTCTAAGTATCCAGGTGCATTAGCAACTAACTCATCAACAAACGTTTTCATGTATGGTAAAAATGGAATAATTGCTTCTTGTAAGAATCCAGTAAAGGAATCTTTAAGTCTACCCATTGCATCATTAAAGTCTGCTGCTCTCTTAACGTCATCAAGAGATAGTATATTCATACTCTTTGAAACTTGAGTCATAGCATCACCTAAACTGATACCTTGATCAGTTAATGTTTTTATTGCGTTGAATATTTTAGGACCAACCATAACACCAAGTATCTTCTGTGCGTCAGTCATATCAATTGTGCCGTTTTGCATTGCAATCATTACTGCTTCAAACAATCCAGGTGCATCTTTAAGCTTGCCATTAGTATCAAATATACTATCACCAAGCTTAGTCATTATTGTAGCGTATGCTTTATTGCCGTTTAAGCCTTCTACCATACGGGTTGTTAAGTTGCGCATTGCACGGTCAAATTCATCCGCACTAATTCCCATCTCTTCCATCATTTTCTTATGGACTTGGAATTTAGCAAATGCAAGGTCAGTGTTAATGTTTAAGTTCTGCGCAGACTTTTGTAGTTTGTCCATGTCATCAATTACAGTGCCAAAGACTTTCAATGATCCTAATGCTATTAATGCAGCACCAGCAATACCAAGGGCACCTTTGAATATTAACGCACGCCTTGTTGCTTTGTCTAAGCCTTTGTCTACTCTATCTAATGCACCTTTAGTTTTATCTGTTGCTGTCAGCGTAATGTTATGAGTTGCCATGTTTATTTTCCCTTGGCAGCGTCTGCCTGATATTCATAGTATTTAGCCCAACCTTGCATTTCAATACTACTCACGTTATTCATTGTCCATTCTACGGTCTGACTTAAACCTTCTGCTATTTTAAAAATAAACAGAATGTCTAAGTCTTTGGTTAGTTTCCCAAGGCTTCTTTTGCCGCCTCCTTGGCGTCATTCATCTGCCCTACAACGTCAATGATAACTTCAGGATCTACTTCTCTCATTAATACAATACGGTCTGCTTGAGTGAATAGCTTGTTGCCTTCAACGTCCAATGACTTCATGATAAGAGTTTCTACTAGTGCTTCAACTAACTTGCCTTTAGCATGTAGTTCAATTACTTTTTGTTCTTGTGCAAATGTGCTTGCTGGCTTAAAGTAGATGTCTGTGTTCCACAATGGAACTTCAATTTTGATTAGTCCACCCGCTAGTACTGACTGCATGTGGCTTTTTGCGTTGTTTAGAATAGTGCTCATGTTATGGTTTCCTTGTTTTTTGTAGTGCTGGTTTGACTATGCCCTGTGGAGCTTGTTTTGAATAGCCATCATCCAGTCTTTGTATGTAAGGTACGTCATTTCTTATGACAACCCGTGTCTTGTTAGTGTCTAGGAGCGCGCTCATCTTGGATATTTCTCTCCATCCCTTTTGTGCTTGCCCAGTATCAATTGGAGTTAGTCTGACAAGATTTTTAAATAATTCTTGTTGGTACTTATCTAATGCATGACCAATTTCTTGATCCAACTTCTTTGCTGCTTTTGTTTTGAAATTAGCCATGCTTTAGTTTCCTTATTAAGGTACTAGTACTGTAGTAAGTGCGCCTGTTCCTGTGAATGACAAACTAACAGTTTGGATATCACCTAAGCTTGCGCCGTTCTCAATGCTATTAATAATAGCAGTACCGCTGAACTGTACGTTTGGACTAGTTCCATAATCTGGATAAAATACTAGCGCAATTTCAGTACCTGCTACAAATGATGTAGTAGATAAGTTGTTAGCGTTAGCCGCGTTAGTAGTGGTATCAGTAAAGTTGGCTTCACAGCTTCCTTCCCAAGATAACATTCCTGAAACGTTCTTCTTCCAGTTGTCTCCGCCCATAGAACTACATTCAATAGTTTCAGCTGACTGAGAAACACTCCATGTGGTAAGCATGGCAACGTTAGTGCCATCAATTGATAGCGCTCCGTCTTTACCTGTGTAACATTCACTCATGGTTATAAATCTCCTATAATTTATATGTTTATTTTATTTGGTAACAGTATTCTATTTCAAATACCATTCTACAGCTTGCAAAAGGTGCGCTCTCACCAGCTGTTACTGTCTCTACTCTTGTAAGACTTATATCTTCTACTAAAGAACCTAATGTTCTGTCTGCCATTAGTGTATTCTCTACAGCTTCAACAGCAATGTTACGCTGTTTATCTCTTTGCATTCCACCAACTATTAGTATAACATTCAGTTCCAGTGTACCTTGTCTGATAGTACCATTGGAAGCTTGCATTACAGCAACATCAATAATTTCTTCATCTGATGTTTCTAAGTATATTGCAGGGAATGCCGTCTTTGGTAACTCATTGGGATCAATAGGATCTCTTTGAACTTTACCAATTTTAACACTACGCTGCGCCTTTAGTAATTTTAAGCACTTACTAACAATGTCTTCTCTGCGGGCCATTATCTATACAACCTATCTTGTGCGTATGGTTCAACTTCATTGTCTTCAACTGTTCCATCTCCATCAAGATCATACTCAATACCAAGTCCAAATTGTAAATCAAATTCTTCTGAGAAACGTTCTTTATAAAAAGTAAGTTGCTCTCTGAAAGGATCACCTTCTGGTCTAAATGTACTAAGTCTAGGTAGTATATAAGCGGCTAGTGCTTTGTAGACAGTTGCTTTAGTCCATTGCGCATCAGTTAGTTTAACTTTATCAAACTGACTTCTGGAATGAAGCTGATTCCACCATTTGAACTGTATCATGTTAGTAACATCAATTTGTGCTTCACCTAATTCCTCAGTGAAATCATCAATTCCCTGTTCAAACATTTCTGGTGCATATCTTTGTAAGTCTTGGTTATTTGCAAACGCCATTATATATTCTCCTGTAGTAGTGAGTTACAGGGCCTAAGCCCCGTAACTATACCTAAGTAATTAGGTTGTCTTATGCTGTACCAACAGTTACGCCGCGTGTTGCGTCAATAACGTCTACACCAAAGGCAATAGAAGCTATAATTGAAGTTCCAACTGCAGATGCTTGACGTTCAAATTCAACCTTAACGCCGCCTTGTGTAGCCATGCGTACTGCATCAGCTGAGAAGACTGCAAAGTCTGGAGTTGTAAGTCCAGTGTTAGTTGCGTTGAAGTGTGAGCTAACATAACAAGGTACACCAGCAATTACGCCAATTAGACCTGTTTGCATTGCTGCGTTTTGTGTGCTTGAACCTGCAAAGCCTACGTTACCAATTACTTTCATGAAGTCTGCGTACTTAGCTGCAGAAACAACACAATTCAAAGGACCAGTTTCACCATTGTCACGGATTGTGCCAATAGCTGTGTACAAGTCATCTAGTAAAGTTAGTGCGCCGCCACCAGGTGCAACTACTGTCATTGCGCCAAGTTTAGCAGATACACGTGCGTCAACTGCTGATGCAATACTGTTACCCATAATACGGCCAAAGTTGTTAAAATCAACTCCACCTAAATCACGGATTACTGTGCGTGAAGCAATCAAGTCTAAGTCAATAGTCTTGCTAGTGTTAGCAGGTAGACGTGGTGCA